TCGTTTGAGCATTGAAGGCATTCTTGGGCCGGCAGTTCAGTTCATACAAACAAAAAACCTAATGAATAAAGGGTTGCTTGCAACCCTAGGTATTGATTGCATACTGTTGAAATACTCAGAAGAAGAAAAGCAATCACTAAATAAACAAAGATACCCTGATGAATTGAAATGGATCGTTGCGAATGAAAAAAGAAACGAATTCATCAAAAACCTCGCCATCTCAACAAAAGGAAATACGCTCATCCTCTTCAACTACGTTGAGATCCATGGCAAGCCACTCCACGATGTCATACAGGCATCAAGAGGCAATAGACCGGTATATTTTATCTCTGGAAAAACAGAGGCTGATACAAGAGAACGAATACGCAAGGTTGTGGACAAAGAAAGCAATGCAATTCTTGTGGCGAGTTTTGGTACCACTAGCACTGGGATTAACATTGTTAACATCGATAATATTATATTTGCTTCTCCTACTAAATCTATAATTCGTCTTCTTCAAAGTATTGGTCGGGGACTTCGTGTATCTTCAAAAAAGAAAACACTGAAAGTTTTTGACATTGTAGATGATCTTTGCTACAAGTCATATAAGAATCATGTGTATAGACACTTTGAAGAACGATTAAAAATATACAAAAAAGAAAAGTTTGACTATAAAATAGTCAGCATGCCTTTTGAGCAACCCACTAAAGATAAATAGTGTAGGAGGGCTGCTATGTCTGACTTAGTACCCGAGAATCCTTTCAAAGGGATGATACGAGTTGTTAAACTTATGAATGGCGAAGAACTGTTAGGAATAGTTCGTGATGTTACTTCAGACAAAATAACAATGCTTCTTCCTGCCAAAGTTGAGACAGCATACACCAAAGATGAAAATAGTGTATTTGTCGAATACATTAAATTGATGAATTATGCTATCAATATAGACAATGAAGAAATTACATTAAATCGAAATGCCGTTCTTTATATAGGTCATCCAATAAAAGAATTGGAAAAAATGTATGAAACATTCTTCTATACAATGAAAACAAATCCAGAATCATTAAGACAACCAAATTCACCAGAAGAAGTAGTTGGTCCAGAAGCAGGATTGCAGATGTTAAATGAATTATTCAATAATGAAGATTTTGTAAATTTTGTTAACGATCTTATTGATTCATTCGAGGGAGAAGCAGCAATAAATGAAATTCTGGATGAAGAAGATGAAGAAAATATTCAAAATCTTTTGTCAGAATCCTCTATAAGCGATCTTGAACCTGAAGAGGCTCCCAAGCCACCAAAACGCAAGAAACGCTCCAGAATGAAACCAGAAACTAATGAAATGCCTTTTAATCCTGATGCTAATCCAAATTCAGCAGAAGGATGGTCTGATAACCCTCAAGATTATCTTTAATAAGTGTTTTTCAGATCATTTGGAGCATCGGGGCAGAATGTATAATATGAATATTTAAATTGGCAAGTTGCTTTTTGCAATATAGCATCTGCGCTGTCTGATTGGAATTGAATTCCACTAAGTTTCATTGGAAGAATATAATGGAATAAAATTTTGTTTGATGGGCACTGTGTAGTAGGATCATAAATGTTTAATGTCGCTTGATGATGCCAATCTTGGTAATCCAGATTATATTCAGTATCAGTATCAATATTTGCCATATTTCTCATCCATGAGTATATGCTTTTCCAGTTTTCTAAATTTGAATCTACAATAAATTCAACATTCAAAGTTTCATAGTTGAATTGTAATGTTGGCACCGGGATTGTTGTACCAAAGATTGTTGGCTGATTTACATCGGGTACTGTGCAACCAGGTAAATTTGCTTTCTGGCAATTTAATTCAAATTGATTTGTTCCTCTTCCAAAGAACAAAGTAAAATAACTGTTGTACAGGGGATTTATATTTGAAGTACAGCTCATAAAATTATTTATCCAAAACGAAAGACCTCCCCATTTCTGGGGAGGTCTTTGAATTGTTGCTTACTTTCCGTAAGATCAGAAAGCAGTGTTACCGTGGAGGTTCTGCAAGTTGGTCAAACGGTAGTATTGGTTCAAACCAGCAGTCAAGTTATCTGCATCTGGAGCCTTAGTAGTGTTGTTGAGAACGAAGGGGTTAGCAACTACACCATAACGGGTCTTGAACGCAATACGGGGTTGGAAAGTGTTGGGATCAACTGCACGTACCATTTGTAGCGGAACGTATGGGCAGTAGAAGAGACCAGCATCGTATGGTGATTCACCCTTATAGCCAGCAACGAAGAAGTTGACGCCTAGTGGTGAATATGGATCGATGTAGACCTTGATCTTGCCACTCAAGATACCTGCAAAGTTGCTTTGAGTATCATCAGCGTTCAATTGTGGAGCAATTGCTGGGCTGAGACTCATGAAACCAGACATGGCGAGGGCTGCTGCGGTATCGCTATCGCAGATGATGAAGTTACCCTTACCACGACGAGTTTCCTTGGCGATTGCATTGCATTCACGTTCAATTTGGAAGCTAAGACCACGGAAACGTTCGGCAGACCAACGACCATCGGTGTCGAGATCTACGTCATAGTTACCATTACCTGCACCAGCCAAATCTTTTTGTTGTGAACCAGACTTAGCAACGTAATAAATGGTCTTAACGATTTCACGATTGATTTCGGCAAGAATTTCAGTGCTAAGTAGGTTAGCCAACTCTGCTTCGGCATCGAGACCGTGAACGGCCTTGAGGTCTTGAGCAAGTTCAACTGTATAGTTGCTGGCCAGTGCGCGTGTACGGGCTTGAACTGCAACACGGTCAATGCTGAAGTTCATTTGGTTCCATGATGCATAAGCTGCACCACCTGCACCTGCAGCACTACCGATACCTTCACCGTAGTTGGTGAGAATACCGCGAAGAGCACCCAATTGTGCAGCGGTAGATGTTACACCTGATGTATAGTTCCAACCAGCAGAGTTACCCCAGCCAGCAGTGATTCCACCGAATGCGCCCAAGGTCCAACCGCAACCACCGAAGGCGGCTTGTGGCTCTTGGAACATGGCTTCGGTATAAGCATTGCTCGAATAAGAACCATTTGCACCAGAGAAGCCGTAGTTAGCACGCATGGCGAAAATTAGACCAGTGGGGGCAGTCATTGGTTGAACGCCGCAAATATCATATGCCATTAGATTTGGCATAGAACGGCGAATCAATGAGATGAGGACTGGATCGTAACCAGAAACTTGGCCAGTGTTGTAACCGGTTGAGGTGGCTGGACCACCGAGGTTGCTGTTACCACCCATATCTTCGTAGAGGTGTTGTTGACGAAGGGCTTGCTCTTGGTTCTCGAGAAGAACGGCAGTAACCTTCTTACGGTAATCGTCTTTGATGGAAGGGAGAGCCTCGTGATCTAGTACGGGATTCCACTTCTCAGTCAAAATATCATATGGCGTATTGTCTTGAAATTGCATTGTAGTTATATCTCCTAATGAGTTAAAATTATTTAGTAAAGTGAATTTTTAGACTTTTTTGTTTAGTCTACCTAAGGCTCCAGCATATCCCTCTACGAGGGTAGTTGGAACTTGTTTTACGGGTGAGAATGTTTGTTCGGGCTCGACAACGCGAGTTTGAGTTGGACGGTTTCTGAGGTAATTTTCACGAATAGCAACGAGTTTTTCGCGGTATTCCTCGGGGCTTCCAAAATTAACATTTTCCATCAAGTTTTGCAACTTGGAAACTTGTGTATCAGCGAGATCACGTGTTTCAGCTACAAAGATGCCTGCGCACTCTGTCAAGGAAACTTCTTTGCGAAGTTCCATGTTTTGCTTGAAGGATTCGTTTAATTTGGTTTCAAGCTCTCTGTTTTGGGCATAAAGTTCATCTAGAACATTATACTTCTCTGCAGGAACATCAATGTAGTGATTCTCAAAAAGGTTCTTCAATCCGCTGATGAAGTTTTCAGCGATTTGAGTCTTGATTCCTTGTTCGACTGCTACTGCATTGTCGGTCATCCATTCTTCGACAACATAGTCTAGATAGTCATCAACCTTTTCTACCAAAGATTCGGTAACATTGTCGAGATAGGTCTTGACGTTGGAATCAACGCCTTCTACGATTGTTGCAACAGTATTATTTACACGATCAGTAACAGCAGCCTCAAAGATGGCTTCTAGTTGGCTGACCAAAGAAGGGTCTACATTTTCACCTAGAAGAGAAACTAGAGCGTTTCTAAATTCTTCTCGGGCTTCTTCTAATTCTTCTTCATGTTCTTCTGCTTCGCCACCTTCAGCGGCATTGTGTAAAGTTGCTTGGTCTACACCTTCACCCTCGGCAGTATCTTTATATGCAGATGTTGCTGCTGCACCCGGAGCAGTTCTTTGTGTCACTGGAACTCCTTGTGCATTAAGAGAAGATTGTACACTTGGAACTTGAGTTGTATCGTATGGGGCTGGAATGAATGACGTTTTACCAGTCATGTCATAAACACCCTTTCCAGTTGCATCAACTGGGGATTTTAGTTGTCCGCCCATTTGTTGGGTCTCTGAAATCATATTCTTTTTTGTATTTTTCATATTAAAGGAATCCTTGTAAAATATTTAGTAGTTTTTAAAATTAAGGAATATTGTAGCCCATGCTACGATATCTCTTTGCTGTTTCTGCAGTTTTGGCTGCTTGTATTGCTTTGTTTTGTTTGCTTTGCAAACTAAAATCAGTTGGATTTGGTTCTTCTCTCTGAGGAACAATCAAT